AGCGCCGTCAGCATTGACAGTGTGGACGGCACAGCGATTGTCACGCCTCAAGACGACATGATGCTGGGCAATACGGTGCAGATGGTCAACGGCGCTCACCTCATGTTTCGTGCAGCGGATTTCCCTGCAATCGAAGTGCGGTCAGAAGTGACCGTGGGCGATACCGAGTACACCGTGCTCGAAATCGATGACGTGGACTCGGCAGGGATTCGCAAGGCCAGGATGGCCCCGGCATGAACATCGACGGCATCGTGACGCAGTTGGAAACCGTCGAAGGACTCAACGGCAAGGTCGTCGTCGGCTTACCGCCAGAAACGGCCAGCCTAGCCAACGGCCCCACCGTCTGGATCACCGATCTAGCCGAAACCGCAGGCGCCAATCAGCGCATCAACGCCCCCGCGCTCCAGCGCATCGAGGTTCGCCTCGGACTGGTGATGGGGACCGCGACGCTGGATGACCTACTCCCCCTGCGCGATGCAGTCCGAGACGCGATCATCGACTACTTACCCGAAAGCAATGGTGACCCGATCACCTACCGGGCAGGCCGCATGGAATTTCTCGATGCGGGCTACACGGTATGGCGCGATGAGTACGCCTACAGCTTTTACTTTGACCACCTGGAGGCCACCTGATGGCGACATGGACCAAAGACCCGGCAACGGGTGAACGCACCTTGCTGACACCGGCCACGGCCCCCAAGGCCCGCTGCTGTGTCGAAGTGGCCGAGGTGAAAGCCAAGACCACAAAGAAAACCTTCATGCCCGAACCGCTACCGACAGAGCCAACGGATGAAACCGCACACGAAAGTATTGATTAAGACGCTCATCCGCGTTGCTAAGGGGGCTATCAGCGCCCTTGAGGACTGGATGAAAGAGGCCGAAAAAGCCTGAACTGATTTTTTAACACCACGACGGGCACCCGTCCTGACGACCCTTCGCAAGAGGCACTCAGGGCATAGCGACCCCGGCTTAAAACCCGGAGTCCGCTATGGCCCTGTTTATGAACAAAACCCTGGTGGCGCTGAAGAAGGAAACGACCTTCGGCACCGCTGCAACGCTGGCAGGCACCGACTGCTTCCTCGTCAGCAACGTCTCACTCACCCCGCTGGCTGGCAATACCGCCACCCGCGATTTCGTCCGGCCTTACTTTGGCCAGTCGTCCAGCATCCAACTGGATCAGCACGTCGAACTGAGCTTCGATGTCGAACTGGCGTCCTCGGGCACGGCGGGCACCCGTCCGGCCTATGGCGATGCGCTGATGGCGTGTGGCTTCGACGAAACCATCGCCTCGGCCACGGACACCGAATATACCCCGGTATCCGCCGACTTTGATTCCGTCACCATCGAAGTCTTCATGGACGGCATCAAGCACCAGATCACGGGTGCGCGGGGCAGCTTCAGCCTGTCCATTGCACGCGGTGCGATTCCCAGCCTCTCGTTCAATTTCATGGGCAACTATGTGGCCCCGGCAGACGCTTCACCGCTGACGCCGAACTTCAGCGACTTCAAGATTCCGAAGGGTGCCAACAGCGCCAATACCCAGACCATCACCCTCTTTGGTGAAGACCTGTGTACCGAATCGTTCTCGCTGGAATTGGCCAATAACCTCGTCTACCGCGATCTCCCCGGCTGCGATCCGGCGGCCCTCATCACGGATCGTGCCCCGACCGGCACGCTGGTGTTTGAGATGACCACCGTTACCAGCTACGCCTGGGTGGAAGCCGCCAGAACCAAAACCTCCGGCGCATTCCAGATCATCCACGGCACAGGCGCAGGGTCCATCGTCCAGATCGACGCACCCGCCGTCACCATCAACCCGCCGAGCTATTCCGACAGCGATGGCGTGCTGATGCTCTCCGCGCCGATGGTGTTCGAGCCGACCAGCGCTGGCAATGACGAACTGGTCCTGACCTTCAAGTAAACGCCCGGACAGGCAGTCGCATCACGACCCTGATTCCAGGGCTGTCTACAGCGCCCCCCGCCGCTGGTGATGAAGCGGGGGACTCATTCCCTAAACAGACAGATAGGTAAACCCAATGGCATTTGTCCTCAAACCCAAAAGCGAAGGCTTTTATTACGGGGTGATTCTCCCCGTCGTCAACGAGTCCGGTGCATCCCAGGCCATCAAGTTTGAAATGAAGTTCAAGCGGGTCAGCCGTTCAAAACTGAACGACTTGCAAAAGGCCCAGGAGCAGATGACGGAATCGGAAGTGGTGGTCGATAGCCTGGAACGGGACACCGACTATGTGATGGACATTGCAGAGGGCTGGCGGCACGTCTCTGAAGCGGATGGTGCGGAGGATTTGCCGTTCAACCGCGCTAACGTCTGGCTCATGCTGAACAACTACCCCAACGCGGCCAGCGTGATTGTCGCCGCGTTTTTTGAAGCGACTCTCGGGGGCGGTAAGCGAAAAAACTAGAGGCCGCGGCCAGCCATTGGGCCGCGCCTTCCAGACCGCACGCCGGTAACGACGATCTGGCCGAGGCCATGCGGGCCTTCGGCGCACCCGAGGAGGTCATCCATGACGCGCTGGAAAGCCAGGCGGAAGACGACGGCCAATGTGAGGTCTGGGAGGAAAACTGGGACACGCTGATGGTGTTCCTGGCACTTCAGACGCAATGGCGGCGGGAAATTCCCGCGATGTCCGGGCAGATGATCTGGCACGGCCTCCGGTACACCGAGGCCGAGGTGGTCATCAGGATGATGGGCCACCAGAAGCAGCAGAAGGATATTTTTGACGGGTTGCGCGTGATGGAATCCACCGCCCTGCCGATTCTCAACAAGCCGAGTAAGTGACACATGGCAGACTCTATCCAGTTAGGCATCCGGATCACGGCGGACGGCAAAGGGGCCGAAGGCACGATCAACAGCCTCAACCGGACCATCGAGAAAGTCGGGGACTCCTCCCGCAAAGCCAGTGCCAGTCTCGGCGGCATTGAAAAAGCTACTCAGGGACTTGGCAACGCGGCAACCACTGCGGGCCGCGCCTTGGCGGGATTGGGAGTGGCCTTTTCAGCCCGTCAAATGATTCAGACCGCCGATGCCTATTCCGGCATCGTCGCCAGGCTGAAGCTGGTTTCTGGCTCAACGGCAGAGTACGCTGCCGCTCAATCCAAGCTGTTCGAGATCAGTCAGCGCAACATGACGCCGCTGGCGGAAACCGTGCAGCTTTATTCGCGGCTGGCCACGTCGATGCGGGATCTGGGGCGGTCGCAAAAAGACACCCTGGCCATCACCGATCTGGTGGGCAAAACCATTCGCATTTCCGGTGCGGATGCCTCCAGTGCGGCAGCCGGTATCCTGCAATTCTCCCAGGCGATTGGTTCCGGCGTGCTGCGTGGCGACGAGTTCAACAGCATGATGGAGAACTCGCCACGTCTCGCCAAAGCACTGGCCGATGGGCTGAAGGTACCGATAGGCTCGCTCCGCGCAATGGCGGCACAGGGCGAACTGACCGCCGATAAGGTCGTCAACGCCATCCTCTCGCAGTCAGAGGCCATCAAACGCGAATACACCACCATGCCGTTGACGGTATCGGGGGCGTTTCAGCAGATCCAGAATGCGCTGACGGCGTATGTGGGGCAAACCGATCAGGCCAGCGGGTCATCCCGCGAACTCGCACAATCCATCTCGCTCATTGCGACCAATCTCAACACCATTCTGGACCCGATGGCCAGCATGGTATCCGCGATGGTCAACGGCTGGGCCAAGATATTCGACAGCATCAAGCAAGTCCGTATCGCGCTGGGCGACCTGCAAGCCTACAAGGAACAATTCGGCGTCAATCAAGCCATCAGCAAAGATGAATGGCTGCAACGCGGCGGCGGTGGACAGTACACCACGGGCGGCGGCTTTGGCGGCGAAGACACCACCAAGCCATTCTTCGACGGCGTAAAACGCGGGGCCAATGATGCCGCGCTGGCCATGACCAAGCTCTCTGAGAAGCAAAAAGCCGTCGCGCAAATCGTCATCGAGACGGCCAAAGCCTACAAGGTCGATCCGGCCTTTGCGCTGGCGATTGCCCAGCAGGAAAGCGGGTTCAACCAGTTGGCGAAATCCGTCGTGGGTGCGCGGGGTGTGATGCAGTTGATGCCGGGAACCGCCAAGCAGATGGGCGTCAATTTCAACGACCTGAACGACAACATCAAGGGCGGGGTCATGTACCTGGCCCAGCAGGAAAAGCAGTTCAAATCCCTGCGACTGGCAGCGGCGGCGTACAACGCTGGCCCCGGCAACGTGCAGAAATTCGGTGGCGTGCCGCCGTTCAAGGAGACCCAGAACTATGTCGTCTCGGTCGGGGCGCTGTATGAGAAGTGGCAGAAAGTCCTTGGCGCGCAGGGTGAGTCATTCACCTCCGCCAAAGACCAGGCTGATGAACTCGGCACCGCGTTTAATCGCCTGAAAACTCATCAGGACGATCAGGTGAAACGGGCCGAGGAATACGCCAAGGTTCAGGTCGAACAGATCAAGACCCGACTGGCGGCGATGGATCAGGAACGGCAAGCGGCGGCGGATGTGGCTGCACAGGAATTGGCCGGGGCCAAAACCTATCAGCAGAAAGCCGACATCATCGAGGCTGCGCAACAGAAGGCGGCGGCGTACAACGCCGAAGCACTGGACATGGTGCGAGCCGAGTTTGACGCTCAGGAAGCCGTCATCAAAGCCCGACAGGCCGCACTGGCCAATGAACTGGCGCAAGCGGACCAATACAACGTCACCATCGACGACCAATTCAAACTCAAGCAAGCTTTACGGGCGGCGGATAACGACCTCGCCATTCTGGCCCAGAATCGCGCCCAAGCCGAAATCGCGGCCATCGGCAAAGCCAACGAGTTTGCCCAGAAAGCCATCAGCCTGAAGCAGGGCGAAGCCAGCGCCATTGACGGCATCATCGGTGCCTATCAGCGACAACTCGACATCCTGACCCGATTGACAGCGGCGAAGGAAGCGGGCGCATCGGCAGATCAGTTGTCATTACTGAATGACTTTTATCAGTCCGCCGACGCACTACCCGAACTGGTATCCCCCGATCAGATCGCGCGGATGGAGCAATACACCTTGTCCACCAAGGCGCTCAAGGGTGCGGTGGATGAACTGACGGGCGCACAAAAGAAAAACGAAGAGCAGTCAGTCAAGGAAGCCCAGCTTCGCATGAATGCCTACTGGGATCAGACCATAGGGCGTATCCGTGAGTACGCCAAGCTGATGGAGGAGATCACTGGGCAGAAGAATCCGTGGGTGGATATGTCCGTCGGCGTCATGGAATACGCCAAGAACGTCGATCAGATTTCATCAAAGTACGACGATCTGCAAAAACAGTGGCGCAAACAGACCGGCGCAGCCGCAGATCAGACAGACAGCTATCTCTCGATTTCTGAAGCATTGGAGCAAGGGCAAGCGGCTGCTGCCCTCATGGCGCAAACAATGCTGACAGCTCGTGAAAACACAGAGAAAGGATCAAGCGCGTACAACAGCCTCACTACAGCGGCTGAAAACTTTATGGCAATTCAGCAGCTTCTTAATGTTGCTGAAGGCATCGCAGCCATCATCAAGCAACTCAAAGAAGGTGATCCCTACACAGCGGCGATTCGCGCCGCTGGCACCGCAATGATTTTGGCCAGCATGGGCATCAGCACTGGATTTGGTGGCGGATCGTCTTCTCAATCTTCTGCAATCAACCGCACCGGGATAAGCGGTGGCGTCTTTGGTGGCACAGGTGATGAAGCCAGCAACTCGATTGCCGACTCCATTGAGATCATCAAGCAGAACAGCAATACCGATATCAATTACTCGGCGGCGATGCTTCGCGCCTTGCAGGGGATTGAAAGCGCCATGGCTGGCGTGACCAATCAGGTCATCCGTGGTGTCGGCCCTAATTACACTGGCAAGTTGGGACTGTTGAAGGATGCGAGTTCATTCCTCAACCCGACCGGATTCAGCAGTCCGCTGCAATCACTCGGTATGAAGATGACGTTCTCGCAGACGGCAAAGATCGTCGGTTACGGCATCCAAAGCTGGGCGCAGTCGCTGAACGAAATCCTGAAGAAAGGATTCAAGGCCGTCAATTTCACCGACATTGAAAAGACCACCAAGGTTTTTATGATGACGGTCAGCAAGAAGATATCCACCAACTACACCGAACTGGATAACGGCGTTACCCGGCAGATCACCAAGGTATTCCGATCCATCGCAGATGCCCTAACAGAAGGTGCTGACGCATTTGGCATCTCTTCCGAAGATGCCATGAAACGGATGGGCCGGGTCAAACTCGATTTCGGCAAGATCGACTTCGCCAACATGTCGGGTGAAGAGATACAGAAAAAACTTTCTGAGGTGTTCTCTTCCATGACGGACACCCTGGCAAAGAAGCTGATGCCGGGTCTGAAAGACTTCATCCAACTGGGTGAAGGCTACGCAAAAACCTTCTTCCGTCTAGCGGATGCCAGTAACCGGGTCTCTGTTGAATTGGCGCGGCTTGGCGTCGATATGATTGCCATGAAAGACATCACCGAAAAGAACGGCGATGTTGCAAAGGAATGGGTCAAGCAATCATTGATGGCGCAGGACGGTCTATCCGCCAACATCAAGCAGTTCATTGATGATGCGTCAGCGGCGGCAGATTCCGCTGAAGAGCTGGCCTCGACCTACCGGCAGATCATCCAGGCCAACAACCTGATGCGGACTTCCGGTCTGGATACTTCAGGTCTTGGCTATACCATGACCAATGCGGCAGGCGGACTCAACGAGTTCATCGCTGCGATGGAGTCCTTCAACGAGAATTTCCTCTCCGAAGCCGACCGCTATTCCGGTGACGTTCGCAATCTGACTGAACAGTTCGGCAGGCTGGGATATGGCTTGCCAAAGAGCAAAGAGGACTTCTACAACCTCGTCAACAGCATCAAAGGCACCGACGAAGCCGGTCAGAAACTCTTCGGCCAGATGATTGCGCTATCAGATAGTTTTGCGAAGGTCGCAGACGAAGCCCAACGCATCAAGGACAAGTACGCCGACATCCTCGATCCGTTTAAGAAATTCTCCGATCAGATCAATCAGGTGGGTAAGGATTTCGGCACCCTTATCGGCGGGCTGACCGGCGAATCAAAAGGGCGGATCAGCACGATTGAAAGCACTGCCGCTAAATTGCGCGGCACATTGACCGGCAATCGCAGCGGCTTGAATAAGGAACTGGCCGATCAGCAAGCGATTATCAAAAGCAACCGGGACGCCATCATCGGCTATCAGGAGCGGCTGGATAAGGAACTGGCCAAGAAGCCGAAGAACCAGAGCAAGGCGCTGATAAAGAAGCTCGAAAGTTACATCCAGCAGGCCGAGTCCAGCATCAACGGGCTGTTGAGCATGAGCGCCGATGTCAATGACAGAATTGCAGCCATCAACCAGAAAATAGCCGACATTGATGCAAAGGAAGGCATCGACAAGATCGCCGAATGGGATCGTTTGGCCCGCGAAAAGCAGGCCATCATCGATGATGCCGTGACCTCAATGGGCGCGACGCTCGAAGACGTGTTCAGTCAGATCGTCCAGACCGTCCAAGCCAGCCAGCAACGGCTGCAATCGGTGTTCGCCGTGCAGAAGTCACTGGCCTCGCAACTGGCGCAACTGCAAGGGCCGGGGGCTGTCTTTGACCTGGCGAATGCCGACCGCAACAATGCCTTTGGTGCCATCGACAACTACATCCTCGGTGTGCAGGGCGGGGCAGGGCGCAATGTCGAGACGGAAGTCGGGCTACTCAATGATGCCCAGTCTGCGGTCATGGCCCGCTATAACGCCGAGATCGCCGCCATTCAGGAAGCCGAGCGCGAATACATCGCCGCTGAAACCGACCGGCTGAATGCCAGCCTGCAAGCCCAGATCGACGCTATCAATGCCGCCACCGATGCGGCCATTGATGCCGAGTCGGATCGATTGGAAGCCGCCATCAAGGCGCAGCAGAAGATTGATAAAGCCGAACAGAAGGCATTGCAGAAGTCATTCGACGCGGCCAATAAGCTGACGCAGAAGCAGTTCGACGCCGAACAGAAACTATTGCAGAAACAATTTGATGCCGAGCAGAAAGCCTTGCAGAAAGCGCATGACGCGCAACTGCAAAACCTGCAAGACGAACTGGATGCGGCCACCAAGCTGCGCGATGCCATCAAGTCGATTGCAGAGTACGCCAGAGGCATGGCGCTAGGTGGTAACTCTCCGCTGTCACCCGAGCAGCGTCTGGCTGAAGCGCAGCGTCAGTATCAGGAACTCCTCGCCCGCGCCCAGGGTGGAGATGCCGAGGCGATGGGCAAGCTGACGGGGGCCAGCGATGCCTACCTGGAAGCCAGCAAGGCGTATTACGGCAGCGGCACCCAGTACGCCAACACGTTTGACGCGGTGAAGAATGCCATGTCCGCCATTGGTGGCATGTCAGCCCCCGATCCTGATTCCATTCAGTCCCGTATCGACGCCCTGCGCGAAGCTCAGGCCGAGGAAATGGACGCTCTGCGCGAACTCCAGTCTGAAAAACTGGATGCGCTGCGCGAAAGTCAGGCCGACCGTCTTGATGCTATCCGTGAAGCACAGGCTGACCAGCTTGACGCCTTGCGTGAACAACAGCAGGAACAACTGGACGCTATGCGAAAGGCCAGCCAGTTGGTGCGGGACGGCATCAGAGAGGCCGCGCAATCCCAGATTGAGGAATTGCAGAAGCAGACCCAGCAAGCGATTGCTGACCTATCTGACCCGAACAAGAACCTCGCCATGCGGGCCGCACGGGAAGCCGCTGAACGCGATCTGAAAGAACTGCAACGACTAGCCGAACTGACCCGCATTGAGGCGCAAAAGCAAGCGGACGAGGCCAAGGCCCAAGCCGAGCAGATGGCGAAAGATGCCTTGGCCTTGGCAAATTGGCAGCTTGAGCAATTGAAGGCAGGCACCCGCTTAAACACAGCGCAACTTGAAGCCCTCAACGCCATCCTTGCCGGACAGGGACTCAATACGATCCCGGTGCCTCAGTTTGCCAAAGGCGGCCTCGCCCAACCCGGCCTCGCCATTGTCGGTGAGCAGGGACCGGAGCTTGTGCGATTCAACCGCCCAGGCCAGGTCTACAACGCCAACGACACCAAATCGATGCTGGGTGATGACGAGAAGATTGTCGCCGCGATTGCCGAACTCAAAGCCGAAATGCGGGCCGTGGTGGTCACGCAATCCAACGCCAACCCGCAGATTATTGCCGAGCTATCCGAGATGAAGACCAAGCTGGCAAAACTCGAACGCAACCAGAGGATACAAGCCTGATGGCCGCACTTAGCAACTACCTAGAAAACAAGCTGGTCGATCAGCTATTTCGCGGGCAGGCGTACAGCTTCCCGACGACCCTGTATATCGGCCTGCTCACATCGGCTCCCTCGGATAGCAGCAGCGGGACGGAAGTGTCGGGCGGCAGCTATGCCCGCGTGGCTGTGACGTGCAGCCTTGGCAACTGGGCCGGAACACAAGCTGCGAACAGCACCGTAGCCTCATCTGGCACCTCCGGCACCACCAGCAACAACAACGCCATCGAATGGGCCGATCCAACGGCTGACTGGGGAACCGTCACTCATTTCGGCATCTTCGATGCGCCGACCGGCGGCAACCTGCTGGTCTGGGGTGCCATGACCACCGCCCGACTGGTCGCCAACGGTGACAGCGCACCCACCATCCCGGTGGCGCAGTTGCAGATTCAACTGGATAACTGATTATGGCCGACAAGAAGATTTCAGAACTGACCGCTGCGCCAACGGCCATCACGGTCGATGACGTCTTACCGATGGTGCAGGATGGGGATACTGTCAAGGCATCTCAGGCGGACCTATTGATTCATGCCATCGGCGCAGTCGCCTACGCCACCGACATGGCGCTGCTGGGGGTGCGAGAAGGTCAGCGAGCTGAGGCCACTCTAACCACTAGAGCCAACACCGTGGATGCCACGGTGGCGACCTACGATTCGGCCATTGAAAACCAACTCCTCGGCGAAGTTCGTCATCTCCTCGACCTGTCAGGGATGAATGCAAAAACCTTGGCCGAAACCCCACGACTCCGCGCTGCCCCGGCCTCGGCTTCCGCCACTGGTACTCAAGGCGAGTGGGCCTGGGACAGCAGTTACATTTACATCTGCACCGCGCTCAACACTTGGAAGCGCGTCGCGATCTCAACCTGGTAAGGAAACACCATGCCCGATTACAACGAAACCGACTTAACCGGCAAAGCGTGGCAACGGTGCCATGAGGTCAGCATTGCCAATACCCGAGGCACCTTGCCGGTGGTGCAGTTTTATGAGGAGCGAGTGATCGCGCTGGAAGACGGCGCAGAAATCCGCCAGGGGTTGGGGCCACTGACCGTAGCCTTTGACCCGGCTCGCGAGATTGCCCTGCGTAACCCGGAGACGGGCGAACCCACCGGGGCGACGATGACCTATGCCGACGCCTATGCCGTGCTGTATTCCGCCTATCTTGACGCGGCTGTCGAGCGCGACGCAAACCAGCCTGCCCCAGTGGACCCCGAAGCCCCTCTTAGCGAGTAAATCATCATGGCCCTGACCATCAATATCCCCGACACCCTCCGCAAAACCGTAGAGGCCGCGTCCAATGGGCGCAACACCGTACTGTATACCGCCAAGGGCCAGCCGTGCCACATGTTCATCTTGCAGCATACCGACATGGCCGCTGCCAATACGGCATTGGGCATCGCTCGCCATCCGGCCTTCATCGTCAACGGCGTCAACAAGTCCGAACTGTTTATTGGCCAGCATCTGGGCTTTTCGAGTAATGGCGAAATGGTGTCCTGGCCGGGAGTCAACCCGCTCAATACCATCAATTTCGACAATGCCATGCTGCTGGCCCGCGCCAATGGCAACGGCTGGCACATGATGAGCAACGCCGAGTGGTCTGCCGTGGCGCTCTGGTGTTACTACAACGGCTTCCAGCCAAGAGGCAATACCAACTATGGCCGGTCGTCCGATGTGACCACCGAGCGCGGCGTAGATGATGCAACCGGACGACTGGCATTGGCCACCGGCACAGCCACCACCCGCACCCGCACTGGCTCTGGCCCCGCCTCCTGGCGGCATGACAACAGCCCGTTTGGCATTGCCGATTTGTGCGGCAATGTCTGGGAATGGCAAACCGGCATGCGTGTGAACAGCGGCGAGATCAATGTGTTGGCTAATAACGATGCCGCGCTCTCGACCGCTAACTTTGCAGCCGGGTCCAGCGACTGGAAAGCCATCGACGGTGCGACGGGTAACTTGGTGACCCCCGGGGCCGCCGGTACCGTCAAATATGCCAGCGCAAACAGCGGGACGGCGGACTACACGCTTTACCGCGCATCCGGCAGCAGTTTTGAAGGCATGGTCAATTCGACTGGGGTCAATCCGGTGTCAGCCGCCGCACTGACGGTACTCAAGTCACTGGGCTTATTCCCGATTGCCACATCCGGTTTGGGTGCGGACGCCTTCTATTTGAATGCCGGGATTGAGGCTTTGCCGTTCCGTGGCGGTAATTGGGTCTTCTCTGCGGTTGCGGGAGTGTTTGCTTTGAATTGCAACAATGCCCGCTCGGACACGAACGTCAGCTTTGGCGCTCGGCCCGCCTTCGTGCTTTGACCGCCCGAGCGGTAGCGATGGGCATTCATGACGAAGCGAAACTGGATACCAAGTTCACCGAGTTTGCCAAACAAATGAATTTGTATCTCAACCATTTTCCGAAATACGAGCGGTATGGGCTGGCCCAGCAAATCCGCGTCAAGGCGTATGAGGTCTATGGCTATATCGTCGAATCGCAAAAACGCTACCAGAAGAAAACCAGCCTGACCAATCTCGATATTTGCCATGAGCAATTGCGCATGTTGGTTCGACTGGCCTTTGAATTAGGCTACTTTCGGTTTAAGGATGGCTCGAAACCGGCTGAGAAAGAAGGCGAAAAAACCGCGCAGCACCGCTACCTCACGCTCAGCCGCATGATTGACGAGCTGGGCCGCATGATTGGTGGCTGGATTCAGGCCGAAAGGGCCAAACAAACTACCCAGGACACTGGGGGTAAAAGGGAAGCATCTTGAAATGTTTAGGCTTTGCCGATCCGTGGCGGTAATTGGAACAACTCTGCGAATGCAGGAGTGTTTGCTTTGAATTGCAACAATGCCCGCTCGAATACGAACGACAACATTGGCGCTCGGCCCGACTCGACACCTCGTACCGGGCAACCGGCATGTGGATTCAAGGGAGATGCTTTCCTGCATCCGGCGCAAGCCGGTGCGAAATCTGCCGGAATCCCCCATCCCAGTAGGCCCAATGGGTTCGACCGTCTGGGGGAATCCTTATGAAGCGTGTCGGCTATCTGTTTGATAAAGCCTTCACCTATGATTCGCTGTATCAGGCATGGCTGGACGCCAGCCAGGGAAAGCGTAGCCGTCGGGCAGCCCTGGAGTTCTCGCGCAATCTGGCGGGCAACCTGGATATGCTGTATCAGGAATTGCGTTCCGGCCAGTATCAGCCCCAGCCCTACCACGTTTTCAAGGTTTATGAGCCAAAAGAGCGATTGATCTACGCCCCGGCTTTCCGTGACTTGGTGGTACAGCACGCCATCTATCGGCTTACCTACCCGATCTTCAACGCCAGTTTTACCGATCACAGCTTTGCCTGTCGCACCGGCAAAGGCACCCATGCGGCAGCGGATTATTCCCATGCCGCTTTACGCGCCACCCCAGCAGATAGTTATCTATTGCAGATGGATATCAAACGATTCTTTTACCGCATTGATCGGGACATTCTGCGCCAGCAGATCGAGCGCAAGATCAAGGATCGCCGGTTTGTTGATGTGATGATGCAGTTTGCCGAATACGGTCAGCCGGTAGGCATTCCCATTGGCAATTTGCTCAGCCAGATGTACGCCCTGATTTATCTCAACCCACTGGATCATTTTGCCAAGCGGATACTCAAGGCTAAATGGTATTGCCGCTATGTGGATGACTTTATTATCTTCGGCGGAACGCGGGCGGATCAGCTTGGCATGTTATCGAGGATCGTGCAGTTCTTACAGGAAACGCTGCATCTTGAGCTGTCACATTACAGCCTGCACAAGATTAAGCGCGGCATTAACTTTGTCGGCTACCGCACCTGGCAGCGCGTCCGCTTTATTCGGAAGCACAGCTTGTTCAATTTCAGCCGAGCCGTAAAATCAGAGCAGCGAGACAGTATTATCTCAATACTAGGCCATTCCAGAAAAACAGGGAGCTTCCGGCACTTGATGAATGCTCTCTTTGACCATAACCCGGCGATGTATCTGAAATTACCCAGAGCATGGCGTGAGGCAGTAAAAGCCCACGTTCTGAGCGAAGCTGAAGCATGACCAATTACATTCTTCAGGAAGATGGCGGACGCCTATTAACGGAGGCTGGCAGCGATCCGCTGATTCAGGATCGTGACCGATTCTTCGCGGCCACCGCCACGGCAGAGGCGACGGCCCAGGTGCTGCAATTCAAGCGCGGGGTGGGTTTCTTTGCGGTGGCTATGGGCGAGGCGCAAGCCGCCGTCCTGCAATTCAACGTCACGCGCTTTGAGCCACGTTATGACCGGCGCATCACGCGCATCTTCTTGTCTGAAATCGAAGCTTATGACCCAGCGTCATCCAGTGTAATCACCTACCGCTTTGCGTCCGGTCAAGGCTATGACAATGCTGGGACGTTCTATAAGCCGCGCATAGAGAATCCAGCGACGTTCTCACGCAGCATGGCGGGTGGGCAGATCGGTGGTAAGACTTCAATGAGCTTTGGTGAGTTGACGCTGGTCAACATCGACCGTGAACTGGCGGCGATGGCCGATGACTATTACGACGGACGGACCCTCACGCTGAAGATTGGCGACCCGGCAGCGGCATACAACACCTTCACTACGGTCCTGAAGTCCACGATTGAGACGGTGGCCGTTGAGCGGGAGCGCATCTCCGTGCGGCTGCGGGATCGGTCGGTGGCGCTGGACAAGCCGTTCAGCACGGCCAAGTTTGGCGGGACCAATGTGCTGCCAAACGGCATCGACGGCACGGCGGATGACATCAAGGACCAACCGAAGCCGCGCATCCTCGGACGTATCGCGCTGATGCAGCCGGTACAGGTGAACACCTCAAAGCTGATCTACATGGTCAACGCGGGTGCTGTGGATGCCATCCTCAACGTATTCGACGCGGGTGCGTATCTCGCCAAAGGCGCGGACTACACAAATCAGGCCGACATGGAGGCGAATGAGCCAGCGCAAGGCACATGGCGTGCTTGCCCCTCTATCGGGTGCTTCCGTCTCGGCTCTGTTCCCTACGGCCAGATCAGCGTGTCTGTGACGGAGGAATGGGATTACCTATCGAATACAGCAGCAGGTTTGGTGCAGCGCATCCTCACCGAGAAAGGCTACACCTCCAGTGATTGGGTGGCCGCTGATTTCACCACCCTCAACAGCAAGAATGCGGGCAGCTTGGGCATCGTCGTCCAAGGCGAAGAAACCACGGCCAGCCTCATTGACCGCATCTGCCAATCGGTCGGTACCTGGTGGGGTTTTGACTCACTGAACCGCTTCCGCATCGCCCGCTTCGAAGCGCCCTCTGGATCGCCCGTTGCCACGCTAACCGATAACGAGGTGCTGGAGATTGAGCGCCAGCCGGAGGGCCAGTTGCCGCTGTGGCAGACCACTCTCAAGGCCGACATCAACTACGTCACGCAAGATAAAAAGTCACTGGCGGGTGTGGTGCCGGAACTCAGGGCTGCATGGTTTTCGTCTGAGTCCCGCGACCAGAAGGCCGAGAACGCGGATGTGAAGACGCAGAGGCTCCTGGCCGAAACCGAAACCTACGATTCGGCCCTCAACGGCATTTCCATCGCTCAAGCGGAATCTGCCAGACGACTGGCGTTGTTCTCTCAGCGCCGGGATGTCGTCACCGTCACGCTGGCCAATCCGGCGGATCGCTACGCCACGCTTGATCTGGGTGCTGTCGTCAATGTGCAGTCGGACAAACTGAGTTACGGCACCGGGCGCTTGATGACCGTCATTTCTGTCTCTGCCGACTTCCAGTCCGGCACACTCGATCTCACACTCTGGGGGTGATATGTCATTAGTGTTGGGCTACGCAAATCAGACCGATGTCTCTACCTTGTCAGGCGGCACCTGGAACGCCAGCTATCCGCTGTCGAATCTGAAGACGCGCTACCTCTATCAGAAGCCCCGCAGCAGCAACGCGCTGGCGGCGAGTACCGTCATCA